AATATCCAGACCCGGCTGCAGCGGCGGCTCCCCGCCGGTAAAGCGCCGCACCCAATACTTTTTCGCCCCCGGCTCGGTTTTCCCCCGGCGGTACCGGGGGGCGCTGATGGACCTTTCCCAGGGGGGCGGGCATCCGGTTTACCGCTGCTCCAGACCGCTGTTTTTAGGGGTGACGCCATGAAGGAGCTACGACATCTGACCCAATACCGGCTGACGCTGACGGCGGTGGGCCCTGTCTTTGTGGGCGACGGGCGGCAGCTGACCAAATCGGAGTACTACTACGACGCCCGGGCCGCACGGCGGCAGAAAACCGATGAGGAGTACGCCGACGCCCTGGCTGAGCTGGCTGGAGGACGCCCCCTGCGGGCTGTGGTGGCGGACCCCTCCGCCGCCAGCTTTTGCGAGACCCTGCGCAGAAGAGGCTGGCTGGTTCAAAAAGCCGATAATCAGGTGCTTTCCGGCATCCGCCTGACCGCCCGCCTGCTGAAAGATGGGAAATTGGTGATTTGCAGGGGGTGCGCAGACGCAATCCGGGAATTTGGATTGTACCGCTGGGACGATAAGCACCAGGGACAGGATCAGGTGCGCAAGGAACACGACCACGCTATGGATGAGATCCGCTACTTTGCCGCCACAGTGGCGGGCCGGGAGGGCAGAGGCGGCTGGTTTGCCGGATGCGTGGAGCGACAGGCGTTTTGAGAACGCTGGAACATTAGGAGGAATTGCATGAAGTGGTTGAAGCAGAAGCGGCGGGAACCGCCTGCGCCGGTTGTACAGGTGCGCCGGGAAGAGGGACACCCCTTCGGGGTAATGAACCGGTATGTGCCCCTGTGTACCGGCGAGGCGGACCTGTACCGGGCGATTCGGGAGGGCGTGCCCATCGTGGACGCCGCAATCTGGAAGCTGACCAGATTGTGCGGAGGCGTGGGGGTGCGGTGTGCCAATCCAGAGGCCCAGGCAGGTCTGGATGAGTTTTTTCGGAGCGTTGATACCGGATGGGGGCAGAGGGGAGTGCAGTCCTTTCTGGACCGGTATCTGGACGACCTGTTTACCTGCGGCCACGGGCTGGGGGAGGTGGTCCTCACCCCGGACGGAAAGGACATCGCCGCCCTACTGTGCGCCGACCCGGCGCAGGTGGAGGTAAAGCTGGGGGACAATCCCCTGGACTTCAGGCTGTGCCGGACGGGGATCGGGGAGAACCGGGAGCTGCCCTGGCAGGAGCTGCTCCTCTTCACCCCCTTCCAGCCCACCGGAGACGCCCCCTGCGGGGTGTCACTGCTGCGGTCCATGCCCTTTATGACCGGTATTCTGCTGAGAATTTTTCAGGCCACCGGCCAGAACTGGGAGCGGGCGGGCAATCTCCGCTTCGCCGTGGTGTGCAGGCCCGGCGAGGGGGAGGAGGCCTTCGCTCAGGAGCGGTGCGGCCAGCTCGCGCAGGAGTGGAGCGCCGCCATGCAGGCCGGCCGGGAGGGCTCCGTCCGGGACTTTGTGGCCGTGGGTGACGTGGACATCAAGGTGATCGGGGCGGACAGCCAGGTGCTGGACAGCACTACCCCCGTGCGGCAGATTCTGGAGCAGCTGGTGGCCCGGACGGGCATTCCCCCCTTTATGCTGGGGCTGTCCTGGTCGTCTACCGAGCGGATGAGCGCCCAGCAGGCGGACATGCTCACCAGTGAGATTACCGCCATCCGCCGCTGTGTGGAACCCGCCCTGTGCCGGACAGCCGAGCTGTGGCTGCGGCTCCACGGCTTCGGGGAGAAGGCGGAGATTGTCTGGGAGGACATCAACCTCCAGGACATTGTGGAGGAGGCCAGAGCGGAGCTCTACCGGGCTCAGGCCGAAAAATTGAGGAGGGAAATGCAGTGAAGATCATCAAGCAGACCGAGGGCGGGCAGAACGCCGCCCTCAACTCGGAGGACCTGGAGCTGATCGGCGCCCTGGCCCGGAAGCCCCTGGAGCAGGAGGAGGTGTACACCTTTTCCGTCCGGCTGTGCGACAACGAGATCGACCGGGATTTTGAGCGGTTCACCGTCCGGACCCTGGAGCAGCTCGCCCCCATGTTTGTGGGCAAGGCGGGCATCTTCGACCACCAGTGGTCGGCCCGGGGACAGGCCGCCCGCATCTATAAGACGGAGATCGTCCGGGAGCCCGGCCGGGTGACCGGGGCCGGGGACGGCTACTGCTGGCTCAAGGGCTGCGCCTACATGGTGCGCACCGACGGCAACAGGGACCTGATCGCCGAGATCGAGGGGGGCATCAAGAAGGAGGTCAGCGTGGGCTGCGCCGTGGAGCGCGCAATTTGCTCCATCTGTGGCTGCGACCGGACTCAGACCGACTGCGGACATGAAAAGGGGCAGAAGTACGGCGGGCAGCTATGCTGGGCCGATCTGGAGGAGGCAAAGGACGCCTATGAGTTCTCCTTTGTGGCCGTCCCCGCCCAGCCCGCCGCCGGGGTGGTCAAGACCGCCCGGTGGGGGGACGCCCGGTCCGCCGCCCGGCTGGAGGAGGAGGCCGCTCTGGGCCGGAGGTGCCTGGAGCAGCTCCGGGGCGAGGTGGTCAGACTGGCCCTGCTGGCCGACCGGGAGCTGTCCGTCCAGGCCATGAAGTCCCTGGCGGACAAGCTGTCCCATCAGGAGCTGGAGGAGCTGCGCAAGTCCTACGCCCGGCGGGCCGGGGAGCGGTTTCCTCTGAAAACACAGCTGAGCTACGAGACCAAAAGCGCCGCCTTTGACGAGGAGAACAAGGCGTTTCTGGCATAAGTTTTAAGGAGGTTATGAGATATGGCATACTGTTACGACAACCTGAAGCTGGACAAGGGGATGTATCGGGAGGCTGGCCGTTCCTTCAGCCAGGTGCTGGAGCGGGAGGACCCCAGCGAGCGCTACAAGGGCACCAGCCTGGAGGGGCTGGACGCCTTTCAGCGGCAGCTCAAGCGGTTCAATATCAAGGTGAAGGGGGAGGCCAGCGACCCGGTGGAGGTCTTTTTCCAGACCTCCGACGCCGCCGTCCTCTTCCCCGAGTACATCGCCCGCACCGTGCGCCAGGGCATTGAGGAGGGGGACATCCTCCCCAGCATCACCGCCGCCGTCACAAGGATCGACGGCCTGGACTACCGCTCCATCACCTCCGAGGCCGGGGGCGAGGACAAGAAGCCGCAGACCGTAGAGGAGGGAGCCGAGATTCCCGCCACCACCATCAAGGCGCAGGCCAACCTGGTCAAGCTGAAAAAGCGGGGCCGCATGCTGGTGGCCAGCTATGAGGCCGTCCGCTTCCAAAAGCTGGACCTGTTTTCCGTCACTCTGCGGCAGATTGGCGCCCACATCGCCCGCACCCACCTGGAGGACGCGGTAGACGTACTCATCAAGGGGGACGGCAACACCAACCCCGCCGCCGTCACCGCCATCGAGACCGGCAAGATCCTGGACTACAACACCCTGGTGGATTTCTGGGCCAAGTTCGACCCCTACACCATGAACACCCTGCTGGTGTCCGGCGACGTGATGCTCAAGCTGCTCAAGCTGCCTGAGTTCCAGAACCCCCTCACCGGCCTGAACTTCCAGGGCACCGGCAGGCTGACCACCCCCCTGGGGGCCAACCTGCTGCGCACCTCCGTGCTGGCCGAAAAGACCGCCATCGGCCTGGACCGCCGCTTCGCCCTGGAGATGGTCCGGAGCGGCGATGTGATGGTGGAATATGACAAGCTCATCGACCGCCAGCTGGAGAGGGCCGCCATCACCACCATCAGCGGCTTCGCCAAGGTGTTCACCAAGGCCAGCCAGGTGCTGAAAACCACCTGATATGACAGAGCAGATACTGGCCCTGTGCAGGGCGATGGGGGCCGGCCGGGAGGAGCTGCTGCTCCCCCTGGCCCAGACCGTAAAGGAACAGCTGGCCGGCCGGCTGAAGGAGGGGGCGTCCCCGGAGGACTGCGGGACCGCATTCCCCCTGGCCGCGGCCATGCTGGTGATGGACCAGCTGTCCGGCGTGACGGGAGGGGAAGGGGCGGTCACCTCCTTCACCGCCGGCGACCTGACCATCCGGAAGGAGGCCGGGGGCGGCGGAGCGGGCAGGACCCTGTCCGCTCAGGCGGAGGGGCTGCTGGCCCCCTGGCTGAAGGACGCCGGGTTTGTCTTTCGGGGGGTGGAGGGATGATGGAGCGGCTGTGGGCCGATATCCTGGAGCGCTTCGGCCAGGACGTGGTCCTGCGGGGGACGGAGACGGCGGCCTGCAAGGCCATGGTCCAGCCCCTCCGGGACCGTGGGGCGGAGCAGGAGACCGCCTCCCCCCTGGGACTGGGGCGGCGGGACCGGCTCCGCTACCTGGGCCCCGCCGGACATCCTCTGGATCTGGACACCGTGGTGGAATGGAAGGGAAAAGAGTACCGGGTGGAGTCGGCCCACCTGATGGGGGAGGATATCTGCCCCCACTGGCGGGCCGTGCTCTACCCCAGAGAGGAGGTTCCGGAATGAGCGTGGGACTGGAGAAGATCAGCCGGGAGATGGCGGACCATCTCAGCGGCCGGGGCGTCCCCGCCGTGACCGCCTTCCCGTCCGCCCCCAGAAAAGAGGAGGCCCGGCCTGTGGCGGTGGTCTCCCTCCGGGGGTGCAGGGCGGCCTGCTCCG